TGGTTTTGCTGGTCAGAAATTAAGTGGTGGCGGCACAACCCAACAGTTATGGGGTGGTTCAGAATTTGGTTCAAACCGATACAAGCAATTTCCAGTGTGGTCAGGGCGTGAAGGTCGTGGGTCACGCGGTTGGTTTATCTATCCAACACTACGTTCAGCCCAGCCCGAAATCATTGCAAAATGGGAACAAAGTTTTAGCGAAATAGTTAAGAGGTATGACTAATGGCTGGCAGTCGTACCCTTAAACTTTCAATCCTTGCTGAGACAAAAGACCTTGTTGCAGGATTAAATCAAGCAACAAACACAACACAAACATTCGGCGATAAAGTAAGTGAGTTTGGCAAAAAAGCGGCGTTAGCGTTTGCGGCTGCTGGTGTTGCGGCGTTGGCATTTGCCGCGGACGCTGTTAAGTCTGCTGCACTAGATCAAGCGGCACAAGAAAAGTTGGCTGAAACAATTAGGGCAACGACAAACGCAACAGCCTCACAAGTTGCAGGAGTTGAGGATTACATCACCAAAACTTCCATTGCAATTGGCGTCACTGACGACGAATTGCGCCCTGCTTTTGGTCGCCTTGTAAGAAGCACGAAGGACGTCGAAGAAGCACAACGTTTGACCAATCTTGCGTTGGACTTGGCGCAGGTAAGTGGCAAGTCAGTTGAAACCGTTGCAAACGCGCTTGGCAAGGCTTATGACGGAAACACGACTGCCTTGGGAAAACTAGGCTTAGGACTTGACGCCAACCTTTTAAAGTCGAAAGACAATGAAGCAATCATCACTTCACTTGAAGGCACATACGGCAGATTTGCTGAAGGTGCTGCCGAAACTACTGCCAAGAAATTTGAACGTATTCGCATTGCAACCGACGAAGCAAAAGAGTCAATCGGTGCAGCCTTATTGCCTATTGTCGAAAAGTTGTCAGTCTACATTTTAGAAACAGTCGTCCCAAATTTACAAGCATTTATTGCTGGACTTACAGGCGAAGGAAGTTTGACTGAAGCAAACGACAAAGCAACAGCAGGTGCATTTGAATTTGGTGAACAAGTGCGAAAGGTTATTAAAACAGTCATAAGCCTAAAAGACGAATTGAAAGCCGTTGCAATTGTTATTGGCACGGTTTTTGTTGTGTCTAAGATTTCAGCCGCAATCACTGCAACAATTACGGCAATCAAAGGCTTAATTGCGGTTTATGGACTTTTAAAGAAATCGGCAATCATTGCTGGTATTGCACAGGCTTTTGCACTCAATCCATTGTTGGGCTTGGCTGCCGTTGCTTTAGGCGCAGCAATCTTGGCTGGTGCAAATCGTTTGTTCGGCGATAGCGATTCAAGTTCAGCAAGCGGTGGCAGTTCAGCACCGTCAGGGTTCAAGATACCAACATTGCCTGAAGCACCACAAAGCAGCAGTTCAAGTTTCTTGCCGCAAAACTCAAACATGAGCAATAACAGTGGCGCGACGATCAACCTTACAGTCAACGGTGCAATAGATAAAGAAGGAACAGCACGTACAATTATTGACGCTTTAAACAATTCGTTCTATCGCGGCACAGGTGGCGCGTCCAACCTGCAATTCTCATGACAGCGTGGTCACCAATTTGGAAGGTCAATCTAGACGGCGTTGAATACACAAATGCCGTTTTAGCCAACCTGACAATCAGATCGGGTCGAACCAACATTTATGAGCAGGCGCAGGCAGGGTATGCCAACCTTCAATTGCTAGACGTTGATCAGGCAATCATTCCTGTTCAAATAAACAGCGCAATAACTATTTCAGTGCAAAACAGTGCTGGCACATACGTCAACATTTTTGGCGGCAACGTCGTTGACATTGGACTTGAAGTTGCAAATGTTGGTTCAACTGCCTTCACACAGACTTATAGCATCACCGCACTTGGGGCATTGGCACGATTACCAAAAGCCTTGACCAACGGTGTTTTGTCAAAAGATTTTGACGGCGATCAGATTTACACAATTTTGCAACAGGTTTTATTTGCAACATGGGGACAAGTACCACCAGCAGAAACATGGGCAAGTTATGACCCAACTACTACTTGGGCAACGGCTGGAAATACTGGTTTGGGTGAAATAGACCAGCCCGGGAATTATGAATTAGCAGCGCGCACGTCAAGCCGCACGGACATTTATTCACTTGTTTCGGCATTGGCAACTTCGGGGCTTGGGTACATTTACGAGGATTCACAAGGTCGCATTGGATACGCCGACAGCACCCACCGCACCGTTTATCTTGCTGCCAACGGATACGTTGACCTTGACGCCAACCATGCAAGGGCTGCTGGTTTGCGTACTGACACACGCGTTGGCGACGTTCGCAACAGCATGACAATCAAATACGGCGCAACAAGTAGCAGTGAACAATCTGCTTCGGACGCAGACTCAAAAGCGTTATACGGCGAACTTGCTCAGATTATAAGCACAACACTTCACAATTCTGCCGACGCTTTAGCACAGGCAAATTTCTATCTTGCCTTAAGAAAACAACCGCAACCCAATTTCAGCGCAATCACATTTGACCTGACCAATCCTGAAATTGACAATTCAGACCGTGACAACCTAATTGCCTGTTTCATGGGTGAACCAATACGCATACAGAATTTGCCTGTCAACATGGGCGCAATCTTTCAAGGCTTCATTGAGGGCTGGTCATTTCAAGCGTCATACAATCGGCTTGCCGTAAGTCTGTTTTTGTCGCCGTTGGCTTACAGCCTGCAAGCCATGCGTTATAAAGACGTTCCAATTGGCGAAAGTTATGCAAGCGTGTCGCCGACCTTGCAATGGCAGTATGCGACAATAGTCGCCTAGACAAGGAGAAAAAATGGCAAATCCAACAACAAACTTCGGCTGGCAAATGCCAACCTCAACCGATTTAGTCACGGACTTACCAGCCGATTTTGAAGTTTTTGGTCAAGCCGTTGACACTGCTTTTGTTGATCTAAAAGGTGGTACGTCAGGTCAGGTTCTCAGTAAGGCTTCAAACACTGATTTAGATTTCACATGGGTTGCACAAGATGACCTGACACTTACGATCAACCCACAAACAGGCACGACCTACACGTTTGCAGCAGTTGACGCCAACAATAGTTTGGTGACGGCAAGCAACGGTTCTGCCCAAACTTACACAATCCCAACAAATGCTTCAGTATCCATTGCCGTTGGTTCACAGATCAACATCATTCAAATTGGTGCTGGTCAAGTCACTATTGTGGGTGCAGGTGGTGTCACGGTCGCCTCAACTGGTGCGGCTAGTGCTTCGCCTAAGTTGCGCGTGCAAAACTCAGCGGCTACTTGTATAAAGACTGCAAGCGATACTTGGTACGTTGTTGGGGACATTGCGTAATGAGTCCAATACTTGGCATTTTTGCCAGTGCTAGCGGAGTACGCACCTTTGTTGTCGTAGCACATGACACGTCGCCTTATGTCACAGCCTATCCTTGGTCTAATGGTTTTGGTACAAAATACGCCGATCCTGCAACGCTTCCAACAGGAAACGGCAACGGCGTGGACATAAATCCGACCAGAAATGTTGTAGTAGTAGCACACACCACAACTCCATTTGTAAGTGCTTACAATTGGTCTGCTGGTTTTGGTACTAAATTTGCCGACCCTGCATCTTTACCAGCGGGAAATTCAGAGTCCATAAATTTTAATAACGCGGGAAATAATGTCGTTTTAGCCATGATAAGTAGTCCGTACATTAACGCTTACGCTTGGTCAGGTGGTTTTGGTAGTAAGTATGCTAACCCAGCAACGCTTCCAACAGGTTCAGGTAATCAGGCAACATTTAACCCAGCAGGTGACGTCGTTGCTATTGCACACAGCACAAGTCCTTTTGTAAGTGCCTATCCATGGTCTAGTGGTTTCGGTACTAAATACACAAACCCAGCAACATTGCCTGCTGGAACAGGTCAAGGAATTACATTTAACCCAGCAGGTGACGTTGTAGTTGTTCCACATAGCACTACGCCTTTTGTGAGTGCTTACGCTTGGTCAGGTGGTTTTGGTAGTAAGTATGCTAACCCAGCAACATTGCCTGCTGGAACAGGACTTGCAACTGCATTTAATCCTTCTGGAAATGCAATAGCAATCGGAAGTCTTAGCACACCATACGTTCTAGCCTATCCATGGTCTGCTGGTTTTGGTACTAAGTATTCAAACCCTGCAACACTTCCAACGGGTGCAGGTAGAGGTGTCAAATTTAACGCTGCTGGAAATGCAATAGCCATTGCGCACAGCACAACTCCATTTGTGACAGCCTACCCATGGTCTAGTGGTTTCGGTACTAAATACACAAACCCTGCAACACTTCCAACGGGTACGGGCAACGCAATTGCATTTGTTTAATCAACTACTAAAAAAGGAAGCAAAATGACAGAAAACGAATTAACACCAATTCAAGCGCGACAGTTAGAAGTAGATCAGTACACCCTTAATGTCACTAATTACCAAACATTATTGGCAATGCTTGACGGCGATTGGGACGCTGATCTTGTGCATTTGAAAAATGTCGAAACACAAGAAGCCGCGCGTCAATGCCCTATGGACAGATTAGAACGTTTAGCAGTTTTGCAGCAATTTGACCAAGTAACCAATTTACTTAAAACAGAAATTGTGGAACGCGCTAAGGCTGCTGCAATTCTTGAAATGCTTAAAGGGTAATTTTAATGACATTCCCACAGGGTACAAACGCCCGTTTCATTGAAATTGCAGCCGCCGAAATCGGCACAATTGAAGAAGGCGACAACCTGACAAAGTACGGCAAATTTACAAAGGCAGACGGCTTGCCGTGGTGCGGTTCATTTGTCAATTGGTGTGCCGCACAAGCAGGCGTCAAGATTCATTCAGTCGTTGGCACTGCTATTGGGGCGCATAAGTTCAAGGAAATTTCACGTTGGTCAAACCTTCCTCAATTAGGTTATGTCGCTTTTATGGATTTTCCACATGACGGCGTTGACCGCATTTCACACGTGGGCATTGTGGTTGGCTTAATTGACGACAAACAATGCGTCACGATCGAGGGCAACACCAGCGGGACAGGCGACCAACGCAATGGCGGCATGGTCATGGTAAAAGTCAGAAAAATCGGCACTGAAATTGTTGGGTTTGGAATTCCAAAATTCGTACCTTACAAGGGCGAATTTCCAGCAATCGAAATACCAAAATCGGGAGCAACACCGACAAAGGAGAAAACGAAAAAATGGACAAAGCCAAAGCCTTAGCAGCCTCATGGGCACGCTCATTCATGGCAGCAGCACTCGCCCTATACATGGCGGGCGTGCAAGACCCCAAGACACTTGCAATGGCAGGGGTCGCAGCGGTTGCACCAGTGATCTTGCGCTGGTTAAATCCGCAAGATAAGAGTTTCGGGTTAACGGGGAAGTAACTCGGAAACTCACGGCGGCGGGGTTGGTTTGGGCACTTGCACTAACCCTGTCTGCTTGTGGGTATCAGGGTTGGACACGTTATGAATGCCAAGAATTTGAAAACTGGTCAAAGCAAGAATGTCAAAAGCCGCAATGCGTCCCCACTGGAACGTGTACTGACGACATACTTGGATTCACAACACAGCAGACCAACACGACGCCGAACCCCTGAGGACGTACACGCGCAACTGATCTTGATTATTGGGTCAACACTTGCCGCAGTCTTTTTGGTTGTGACCGTTGGCATAACTTATGCACTGATTTTTGTGACTCAACCTATTGGCGCACAAGCACCCAACGACGCGGCTTTTATTGACTTATTGAAAACATTGGCAATTTTCCTGACTGGTTCATTGGGTGGCGTATTGGCTGGAAACGGACTGAAATCAAAGCCCAAGCCACTGGACACGCCGACAAACACGCAAGGTTCTTGACCGCGCGCCAATCATGCGTCACCCTGTTCACAGGTGGTAGTCGTTACCGCCAAGAATCGGGAGAATTCAAAATGGTACTTGATTTATTAGACCCAGCCACATTGGGGCGTTTGACCTTGCTGGCAATTTTGCTAGTCATGGCAGCAGCGGTCGGTTATGCAATGGGACACAAAGACGGTAGCCGTGAAGGGTACATTCGCGGGCGTGCCGTTAATCGCCACATTTCACAGGCAAACAAGGCGGTCAAATAAATGGGGTTCTTGGATAACTACGAAGCAAGCCGCGAACGTTTAGAACGTTGGAATCGCACATTCCCACTTGGGCGCATTGAAACACGCATTGTCGAATTTAGTGCTGAAAAGGGTTACGTGCTGGTTGAAGCAAAAGCCTTTCGTAATGACACTGACACACACCCAGCAGGCATTGACTACGCATACGGCTATCAAGGCGCGTATCAACAAAACATGAAACGCTGGTTTTGCGAGGACACAGTTACAAGCGCAATTATGCGCGTTCAACAATTGGTCATGGGTGGAGCAGAAAGAAGCACACGCGAAATCATGGAACAGGTAGAACGGACACCAGCCAAAATCGCAAAGACGGACACCACCGACTATTGGACAACAAAATTTGGCGACGTGCCAAGTTACAAGACCGCAGGCGAAGCCGAACAGTCTGGAATTCCTTCATTGGGTTC